AATGAAAGAAGCAAACATATTTGAAGCCTGGGCCGAAAACCTATTAGAAGGCACCTGGGCAACACCCAACACCCCAGAACAACAGCAAGAACTCATTGAGTTGTTGTCACAGGAATTGCCAGTTGGTCCAGACGCAACCAATGCGACTGAACAGTTGTACAGTTTAGTTGGTGATGACGTATTGTTTGATCAACTGCAAGATTTAGCCGAACAAGATCCCGATGCTGACTGCCGTAATTTGGTTATTGCACGTATCAAAGACATGTCCAACAAGGGATTTGAAGATTTTGAGCCGGTGCTAGATGCACTCAAATCAACGCAGTTAGCCCCGCCAACAGTTGCGCCCGAAGCACCAGCGGCTCCTGCACCAGCGGAAGTTCCACCCCCTCCTGTTGCCGAACAAGATGATGAAGAATACTCAGTTGATGGTGGAATGAATAATGAACTGTTGCAAGATGGCATGCTTGGCTCAATTGTAGGTGGCATTGGTGGTGCCGCACTGACAAAGAGTCTAGGCGGTGCTATGGCAGGTGCCAAACTAGGCAGCGCCGCACAAGATGCATTTGGCGAAGAATCTGTAACTCCTGATCCTAAATACGCTCACGAACCTCCTGCCCAAGAGAGCGATCCCTCTAAATACGCTCACGAACCTCCTCCCCAAGAGAGCGATCCCATACCTGATGACCAAGACATGGATCCTATACCTGATGACCAAGGAGACGACCAGGATATAATAGCTCGTTTACAACAACTAGCAGGAATGGCAGAAGAGGTTGCAGTAACAACCGGTAACCCACCCCTGGAAGAAACTGTATCATTACAAGGCCAATACGGGCACTCTGGCAAACTACAAAAGTTTGATGAGGCAGAACAAGATGTGCTACATCGGTTGAGAGAACTGTCCGGAATGATTAGATCATAAAATAGTCATTAGAGCAAATGCGTCATAAATATCATTGACGCTGACAACAAAAGCGTGTACACTACTTGTGTGACACGCTTTTTTATTAGCATCACAGGCAACTTAAAAAAACATTTTATAACACTAGAAAGGCAACTTAAAATGGCATCATTAGCAGAAATCCGAGCACGTCTCGCAGCCTCAGAAGGCAACAACAAAGGTGGACAGTCCACTGGTGGTGATAACGCAATTTATCCACACTGGAACATGGAAGAAGGCGCATCCACTACACTACGATTCCTCCCAGACGGCAACACAAAAAACACATTCTTTTGGCAAGAACGAGCAATGATTCGTTTGCCATTCAATGGCGTCAAAGGTGAGATGGAATCAAAACAGGTTTACGTACAGGTTCCTTGTATGGAAATGTGGCAAGAAACTTGCCCAATCCTGACAGAAGTACGCACATGGTTCAAAGACAAAAGTCTGGAAGACATGGGTCGCAAGTACTGGAAAAAACGCAGTTACATTTTCCAAGGCTTTGTTCGCGAGAACCCCTTGGCAGATGACAAGACTCCTGACAATCCCATCCGTAGATTCATCATTGGTCCTCAGTTGTTCACCATCATTAAAGGTGCGCTGATGGATCCAGAACTGGAAGAAACTCCAACAGACACCTTGCGTGGTCTGGACTTCCGCATCACAAAAACGCAAAAAGGCGGCTTTGCTGACTACAACACCTCAAAGTGGGCACGTAAAGAGTCTGCACTGTCAGAAGTGGAACAGGCAGCAGTGGATGCACACGGCTTGTTTGACTTGAGCACATTCTTGCCCAAGAAGCCAGACGAAGCGGCTGTGAAAGTCATGAAAGAAATGTTTGAAGCATCAGTAGATGGTCAAGCATATGACACAGAGCGGTGGAGTTCTTACTTCCGACCCGCAGGTGTGTCTGCACCCGCAGGCACTGTAGAGTCTGCACCAGCCAGTATTGCTGTTCCAAAGGCAGTGTCTGCTCCGGTGTCGGACTTTGATGAGGACGAGCCACCTGTGGCAACAGCACCAGTCACAGCTCCTGCCGCGGCAGCACCTACTCAGAAAGCCGAAGATATTTTGGCCATGATCCGGGCCCGTCAACAGAAGTAATTGAAAAAATTAGCCTGGGTGGTAACACCTGGGCTAAACAATACACATATGAAATTTTCTTTAGTATTTGATAACTCTGGAGATACTCTGCCCTTTGAGGTCAAGTATAATCATGAATTGTTTGAATTTTTTATAGATCAAACAAATAAAAAATCACAAAATGCGTTTTCCAACGATCAAGAACTTTACAAAGATCTAGATCAAAAGTTAACACACTTGCATTGGGCAATATCAAAGACAAATGAGATGTTGTATGATCTAATAGGACAATCATTTAAACAACATACTAATTTGGAAAATTATCTAGATCAGGAATTTCTTAACAAAGAGCATTCAGATTGGGTGTTTTCTCATTATCATGACATTGACATTGACAAACTGCGATTCAGCAGTGACATGCGCCAATCTAAAATTGGTAGCAAGCTACACGAATTATATCCTGACGAAATTAGAATTGTTAAGACTGCGCCAGCACTAGAAAAATTAGGATATTTGTACCCTTATAGAGAAGTGAACATGGGCATACACCGATTGGAGTATAGTTTTAATCGTTTAGAATTTAAAGCCGATGAAAAATGGGAAGTATTTAAAAATCCTTACCAAGACACTATGGTCACTAACAATGACATAGTAAATTTTTCTTTTGGCTATACATACGTGGGTCGTCAGTATTATAATAAGTTTAGATTTTTTGACACAGAACTAAAATATCCCGATCACTATAATTACGAAAACTTAGAATTTGCATTTCAATTAAATTTGTCAATGCCTGAAACTATTCCTTTTAGTACCGAATCCTCTCAGTGGGCAGAGAAAATGGGAGTTAAATTAGTAGCAGAACAAATACCAATTGCAACCGTAGTTGACATAGAAAACAAGTTATTTGATTATAGAAAAATTTTATATCGTAATTCTCGAGATAATAATCGAGCAAGAATTGTTAAACATTAAAAAGGCACAACATGGCAAAACCATTTGACATATCAAAGTTCCGCAAGGACATTACCAAAAGCATCCAAGGCCTGAGTATTGGATTTAACGATCCAACTGACTGGATTGGCACAGGCAACTATGCCTTAAACTATCTTATTAGTGGAGACTTCAACAAAGGTATTCCGCTAGGCAAGGTAACTGTGTTTGCCGGTGAATCTGGCGCAGGTAAAAGTTACATCTGCTCTGGTAACATTGTAAAAAACGCACAAGAACAAGGCATCTTTGTTATTCTTGTTGACACAGAAAATGCACTAGACGAATCGTGGCTACACGCACTGGGTGTTGACACTGATCCGGCAAAGTTGCTTAAACTTAATATGAGCATGATCGACGACGTGGCCAAAGCAATTTCCACATTCATGATTGATTACAAAGCACTTCCTGATGAAGAACGCATGAAGGTTCTGTGGGTGATTGATTCGTTGGGCATGTTGTTGACTCCCACAGACGTTAACCAGTTTGAAGCAGGTGACATGAAAGGTGACATGGGCCGCAAGCCCAAGGCACTGACAGCACTGGTTCGTAACTGTGTTAATATGTTTGGTAGTCACAATGTTGGATTGGTTGCTACTAATCATACATACGCAAGCCAAGACATGTTCGATCCCGATGACAAGATCTCCGGTGGTCAAGGATTTATCTATGCATCGAGTATTGTTGTTGCCATGAAGAAAATGAAATTGAAAGAAGACGAAGATGGCAACAAAGTATCAGAAGTCAACGGTATTCGTGCCGGCTGTAAAGTAATGAAAACACGCTATGCTAAACCGTTTGAAGGTATGCAAGTTAAGATTCCTTACTCAACTGGCATGAGTCCACATTCGGGATTGGTTGACCTGGCAGAGAAGAAAAACATTCTCAAGAAAGAAGGCAACAGTTTGGTATTTGTCACAAGTGATGGTGAAGTGATCAAACAGTTCCGTAAAAAATGGGAAGCAAATGAAAACGGCTGTTTAGACAAACTTATGGCAGATTTTGCCAACCAGAAAGATATCAGAGTAGTAGACGAAATTATCGACGAAAGCATCAACGAATAATGCAATCGATTGTAGTAACTGACAGTAATCCCATTGTTCGGATACGTGAGTATGCACCGGGTATTACAATCCATTGGCTAGTTGGAACAAGGTGTAATTTTGATTGTAGTTATTGTCCAGATCAATGGCATGATAAAACATCTAAAGATTATTCATTAGAGAAATTGCAAGCGGCGTGGAATCGAATTATATCAGCTAGCCCTAGGAAAAATATCAAATATAATTTGGCATTTGTAGGGGGTGAACTTACTTTAAATAAAAATTTTCTTCCTTTTTTAAAATGGTTGCATGAGTGCTTTGCGCACGACCTAGGGAATGTTGGAGTCACTACCAATGGCACAGCTAGTCTAGCATACTATAAGGAAATGATGGATTATTGTGATTGGATTACATTTTCTACACATAGTGAATTTATGAAAGAAAAAAAGTTTTTTAATCTAGTATTAAATCTACACCAGTTTGCACAAAGTCATAAATGTCTAGTATCAGTCAATATCATGGATGAATCATGGCATCGAGCTCGTAATGAGCAATACAAAACATTTTTAGAAAAACACGGAATTGTTAGCTATACACATCCAATCAAGGATTATAGACAAGGAAAGAATCAATTCCCGATAAAGATTACTAACCAAATGAACTTTTCATGAATACTACACTAACTGAGGATATTCATTGCAGTGCTATAGTAGAATTGAAAGACGGCAGCGAGGTTAAAATATCTGCCAATCAATTGTATGATAAAGATTTGCACCATTGGAAAGGTTGGCTTTGTAACGCTGGAGTTACAAGTATCTATATAGATGTTGATTTTTCAGTCTACGCAGGTACCTGTAAGAACGACAATTTAGGAAATCTGTTTGATGAAAATTTTAAGTTTTTAACCGAGTATACAATATGCAGGAAAGAAAGCTGTACTGCATGTGCATCTGATCTTTATACGGAAAAATTAGATAAAAGGAAACAAAATGACCATTGATGTAAAATTAACCAAAGAAATTTGGGGAGAACTTAAACGCTACATAAACACAGTAGATCGTGCCGAAGCGGCAGAAACTCTAGTACAAATTTTAATGGACAATGACAGTGATGCAGAGGATATTCGAGATGCCTTTACAGGAGATCGCGATGTTAAGGCAGCTTTAACTGCGTATCTTGACAATGATAAAGATTACGTCGAAGACGAAGAACCCGAGGAAGAAGACCACGACCAAGACGATGACTGGGAAAACTAATGTGGTATAACCGCGTTGTTGCTGATCTCAGCGCCATTCCAGACTTTATTGCTCATTACGAAAATGAACTTGTATCTGCACGGCGTGACTGTGCCATTGGTGGCCTGGTTGAACGAAATATCACAGCACTTCCGGGAATGACCGAGCATCGCTTTAATCAACTACAAGAGATTGAAGCAGTGCTGAACTTCCTTAACATACAACTGCGTAAGATTCGACGACGGCATTTTCAAAAGTATTTAGAAGGCTATGCTCGTGCGCTGACCAGTCGAGATGCTGAAAAGTATGTGGATGGTGAAGATGAAGTTATTGATTTTGAAACCATTATCAACG